GCCAGCCACAGCGGCACCGCTGCCAGCGCCCCGTCCGGCTCCGGTGCCCGAAGGCGATACTGACGCGGTGGACGCCTTCCTGAAGCTGTTTGGCGCGACCGCTGATCACGATGCAGCATTCCAGGACCCGACGGGACAGCGCATTGCCATTGGCAGCGACATGTTCGCATCGCCGGAGGGGCAGGGTCAGATATCCCTGACGCTGGCGCAGGCACTTCAGCTGGCCGAGGCTGTCCGTCACCCCGATGAAATCTGGGCGCAGATTGTCTGGTTGCCGGAAGAGCAGCAGTCGCTGGTGAGGCGCTATTACCTGGCACGCCTGCAGCAGGAAGGTGAAGCGGACCCGCTGTCGGTGGTGTTCGCGACCGGGCGCGATGGCTGGGCCGGAAATATTTCAACTGACGATACGCTGCTGCAGTCACTGCGACAGGGTATCAGCCTGTGGTCGCGGGAGGACTGACGATGTCGGGTGTGACGCTGACGTTTGATGCTCAGGATGCGCTGAGCCGACTGTGGGATGCCCGGACCGAAATGATGCGCCCGGCACCACTGCTGCGTTCAATGGGAGAGCGCCTGCTGGAGTTTCACCAGCAGCGTTTCACGGAGCAGACATCGCCGGAGGGCGTACCGTGGCAGGAACTGTCGGCCCGGTACCAGAAGCGTAAGCGGAAAAATGTGGACAAGGTTCTCACCCGCGACGGCTATCTGCGAAATACCCTCCGCTGGCAGGTGAATGCCGATGAGCTGCTGTTCGGTACGAACCGGATCTATGGTGCCATTCACCAGTTTGGCGGGACCATCGAAATCGCCGCCCGTAGTCAGCAGGCGTATTACCGGCAGAAGAAAAGCGGCAAGGTTGCCAGCCAGTTCGTCCGAAAGTCGAAATCAAACTACTCACAGTGGCACACCATTCCGGCCTACAAAATCACGATCCCCGCCAGAAAGTGGCTGGGTGTGTCGAAAGCGGAAGGGGAAACCCTTATCGATATGGCAAAAAACTACCTGCAGGGGGCGTTTAACTGATGTCGCCGTCAGACGCCCTGTAACGCGTTCTGGTGGTCGCCTTGCTACGATGACGCAATCCACGCTGGCGACCCGTATTATAATACGTTTTAATACGGTTCCCGGCCCTTTTCCTCCCCTGCGCTGGCCCTCAGTTTTACCTTCCGTCCCGTTTTTATCTGTCCGTGGGCAGATTACCCCCTGAGCACGTTTCGTCATGATGTCGCCATAACCCCTGACAACCAGAATGACGACAGCCATGACGACGAGCACAGCTAAAGCAACACTTGCGGTTTTTGCCCCCGGCACCCACACCGCGATGGACGGACGGACCATCACGTTCACCCCTGAAGACTGCATTGATCTGGCCAACAGCTACGACCCTTTAGTATCGGAAGCACCATTTGTCATCGGACACCCGAGCCTGACCGCTCCGGCGTATGGCTGGGCGGAACGCCTTGAGTACCGTGACGGCATCGTCTATGCCGCGCCGCGTCAGGTGAATCCGGCTTTTGCGGAAGCCTTCAACGCGGGCAGCTACAAAAAACGCTCCCTCTCTATTTATCAGCCTGACAGCCCCGGCAACCCGAAACCCGGTCATTTCTATGCCCGGCACGTGGGTTTTCTGGGGGCCGTCCCTCCTGGCGTCAAAGGGCTCCCTGATGCGCAGTTCGCAGAGGCCAGCGGCGATAACGGCCCGCTGGAGTTCGCGTTGCCGTGGGAAGCCGACAATCTGGCCAGCCTGTTTCAGTCAATTCGCGACTGGGTGATTCAGGAGACAACTATCGAGCAGGCCGATTCCATCATTCCTCAGTGGCGTATCCAGTCGATTCTGGACTCGGCCACCGATGAACGTAAGTCAATCTCACCACTGGCATATGCCGAGGAGACCAATGTGGACCCGAACAAAACGCCCACCGTTACGGCGGAGGAGCTCGCCCGGCGCGAAACAGCGCTGGCAGAGCGTGAAGAGAAACTACGCAGGGATGAAGAAACCGCAAAACTGCGCGATGCGAAGGTGCGCCGCGATGCGGTTGTCAGCTATGCAGACGGGCTGGTTACAGCCGGATCTATCCTTCCACGCCAGAAGAACACGGTGGTAGAGGTACTGCTCAGCCTTGATACCACACCGCTGTCTTTTGCCGATGGTGATGCCACTGTGAACAAAACCCCGGAAGAGCTGCTGCGTGATGTGCTGAGCCAGAAGCCCAAAGTGATGGATTTCAGCGAAAAAACCCCGCCTGCAGATAAAGATGCTCTTGATTTCGCCGATGCCACCGCGCTGGCCACTGCCGCCCAGAACTATCAGGCAGAACAGGCCAAACAGGGGCGCTCGATCTCCATGACTGACGCGGTTAACCACGTGAAGAAAGGAGTCCAGCAATGAATATTCCGGGTCTGATCACCTGCCATAAGGCAGAAGTGGCACTGGCTGCGCGTCGTATGGTCACGCATGGCACGGTGCCGGACGAAATCACTCTGGCCGTCGATGGCAGCAAGCTGATTATCGGTGTCACCACCCTCGTTGCTGCCAGCGTCGGGGAACCCGCTGATGTGGTTCGCAGCCAGCTGACGCCGGTTATCTATGGTGGTGATGTTGTCGCCGGTGACCCGCTGACGGCTGATGCTGACGGTCGTGCAATTCCGGCTACAGCGGGTCAGTTCTATCTCGGCTTTGCGGAGTATGACGGTGTCGAAGACGATCTCGGCTCCGTCTGGATTGCTCCGGGCAAACTTCCGGCCGCCAGTGGTGGTTGACAGCTAAACCGGCAGCAGCATCAGGAGAACACTATGTCGCGTATTGTACTGACCCTCGACCAGATACGGAGTCTTGCCTCCTTTGCCGAGGGTGAAGGTCAGCCCGCTTACATCATCACTGACAGTACTATCCCGGCTTTTGAAGCTGACGACGGTTCGGTGGTTCCCGAATATACCGGTCTGATTGTTTATTCCGAATCAGAGCAAAGCGGCGTACTGCAGTTAGCTTCCCGGTAACCGGCAATTAACGTTTATGGCCGGTTTATCCGGCCCTTTTCAGGAGTTCAAGAGTATGTCCAAAGCACCGTTTCCCATTGACCCCCACCTGACGGCAATTGCCATCGGGTACCGTAACCTCTCCCTGATTGCCGACAGCGTGTTACCGCGCGTGCCGGTGGGGAAAGCCGAGTTTAAATGGTGGAAGTTCGATCTCGGTCAGGGCTTCACCGTACCGACCACCACAGTCGGACGGACGTCACAACCCAATCAGATTGAGTTTGATGCAGAGGATGAGACCTCCTCGACCAACGATTACGCCCTTGATGCACCGGTTCCGCAGTCCGATATCGACAATGCTCCGGCCAATTACGATCCGCTGGGCCGTGCGACCGAGCGCGTGTCCGATATCATCATGCTCGACCGCGAAGTTCGCACCAGTAAAGAGGTGTTTAACGCGGCCAATTACCCTGTGGGTAATAAAGAAAACCTGGCTGCTGCTGACCAGTGGGACAACGACGCGAGCAAACCGATTAAGAAAATTGTCACTGCGCTCGACAAGATGATCATGCGCCCGAACGTGGCAGTACTGGGACGCTCTACGGCAACAGCCCTGCGTCAGAACCCATCGGTCGTGAAAGCCTATAACGGCACACTGGGTGAAGATGGCCTGGTACCGCTGGACTTCCTTCGCGGCCTGCTGGAACTCGACGAAATCGTCGTCGGTTCGGCGTTCGTCAATATCGCCCGACCGGGCCAGAAGCCGGTACTGGTGCGAGCCTGGGCCAACCATGCCGCATTTATCTACCGAAATCTGCTGGCTGATACCCAGGGTGGCGTGACCTTCGGCTTTACCGCGCAGTTTGGCTCCCGTGTCTCCGGCTCCATTCCTGATCCGGACATGGGGATGCGCGGTGGCCAGCGCGTCCGCGTCGGTGAGTCCGTGCGCGAGCTGATTGTGGCTCAGGACTGTGGCTACTTCTTCCAGAATGCCGTATCGGCATAAGCGGAGGCGAGTGATGGCCGTGACCTGGTATATCTCCCTTGCTGAACTGGCTGACCGCCCGGGCGCGGTCGAACTGTCTCAGGTGACTCAGCTTCCGGGTAAGCCTCCGGCCCGACCGGAGCTGCTGGATGCGGTATTGCGTGGGGAAGAGACCACGTCATGGCCTCCTGCTGAAGTGGCGGTGGCCCTTGAGGTGGTGGAGCGCATTGGCGGTGCGGTGGAAGAAGCCCAGAACCTGATTGACGGTTATCTCCGCCAGCGCGGTTACACCCTGCCGCTGGTGAAGGTCCATCCGATCCTGAGCAGCTGGGGCCGCTCCGTTGTGCGCTACAAGCTGCATCAGCATCGTATTTCTGATGAACGGACAGACCCGATTGTCCGTGATTACCGCGATGCGATGAAGTTGATGGAGCAGCTGGCTAACGGCAAATTCAGCCTCGGCGCGACCGATACGCAGAAACCCGCTGGCGGTCCG